TAGGTGCAGTACTAGGTGGTATGTTTGCTTATGGCGTACCAGCTAAAGCACAGACAATACAAATGACTAACCCACAAGGTTACAATGTGGGTACAGTCCAAATTAACGGCAATACAGCACAATTTGTAAACCCTATGGGCGTTACAACACAGACCGCTACTATTTACCCAAACCAAGTGGTCATTACAACACCTAACGGCTATACACAAAGCGTAGTTGGCAATACAGGCTATACAGTACCCCGTAGCCCACCAACACCGCCAAGCCCAAGGGTTTTGCAATGAGCTTTACTATTTATACCCATACGGGTATGAAACAAATTCAATGGTTCTTTAATATAGAAGAAGTTATTAAAGCAATGCTTAACAACCCACTTGATAGGTATCATAGGAATGTTTGATGAATTCTGGCAACTATACCCACGAAAAATCGCCAAAGCTAATGCAAGAAAAGCCTGGGCAAAACTTACCGCAGAGCAACAACTTATGGCTGCAAAAGCTATTGACACACATTGCCAATACTGGAAAGCCAAAGAAACTGAGTTAGAATTTATACCCCATGCAGCTACTTGGCTTAACGGGGAGCGTTATGAAGATGAATTAGTAATAGAACCCAAGAAAGAAAAAGTTGACAAAAAGTGGATGTTTACTAATGAAGGTATTGAGGCTAAAGCTAGAGAACTGGGTATTATGGGTAATGGTTATGATAGTTACCAAACTCTTAAAGAAAAGTGCTTGAGGAAACTAAGCATAGATGTGGCGTAAGGTATTTGTGTAATTTACGACACAAAAAAGGGTTAACTTGGTTTCGTTTATACATAACTAAACATCAATTTAGCGAATCATTGTTAAATGATTTTTATACGCAGTACAAACTAGGCAACAAAGGGGAATATGGATGCTGGAAACAATCAAATGGACAGGGACAATTCTCTGTTTAATAGGAATAGCACTTACTAGCTTTAATATTTACCCAATAAACATTTATTTGGGTTTTATTGGAAGTGCTTTATGGGCTTACGCTGGTTACAAACAACAAGACTACGCATTGTTTTTAGTAGAGTTTGTTGCTGTTGTAATGTACCTAGCTGGGATTATGTATATATGAAAGTCCTTATAGCTTGTGAATTTAGCGGTACGGTGCGTGATGCTTTTATTAAAGCTGGACATGACGCAGTAAGCTGCGATATTGAACCTACTGATTTACCAGGGCCTCATTATCAAGGTGATATGTTTGACATCATTAATGACGGATGGGATATGATGATTGCGTTTCCACCATGCACTCATTTAGCTGTTAGTGGGGCTAAACATTTTGCACAAAAAAGGGCAGACGGCAGACAACAACAAGGTATAGATTTCTTTTTAAAAGTGGTAAATGCTGATATACCTAAAATTGTTGTAGAAAACCCAGTTGGCATAATGTCATCAATTTACCGTAAACCTGACCAAATAATTCAACCTTGGCAATTTGGGCATGAAGCACAAAAAACTACTTGTTTATGGCTTAAAAATCTACCATTGTTGCAGCACACCAATGTTGTTGGCAAAGGTAGCTTTTATATAAGCAAAACAGGTAAAAAAATGCCTACATGGTCACATGATGTAGCTGACGCTAATGGTAAAAAAATTGGCTATAACACGCTAGAAATTAAAAAAATACGCAATAAAACATTTCAAGGTATAGCTGACGCTATGGCCCAACAATGGGGTAACTTATGAAAGACTATGACCCAAATGACGCTATTGACTTTATCTTTAAAACCGCACCGCATTACGCAAAGGCGAAAGGTAACCTCGCTCAATTCGAGGCGTTTAAGCATAGTTTGCGTGCTATTGAAATGTCTAAGTCAGAGGCAACCACGATTGGCGGCAAAGAAATGGATGCGTATAAATCGCAGGCTTATCAAGAGTTATGTGAGGCCATTGGTTTGGCGACTGAAGAGACAGAAGCGTTACGATGGCAATTAGAAGCAGCAAAAATGAGATTTGAGGCATGGCGCAGTCAAGAAGCAAGTAACCGAAACATTGAAAGACTAACAAAATAATGGATTACTCAGAAAATTACCTTAGAATTCAACGACTTCTAAAAGATTACCATAACGCTACAATTAAATGGGAGTATGAAAAAGCTACAAAAATAGCCCATGACTTAGCCGATGAAACCATTAAATTAGAGATTGCCAGCGTAAGGGCATTGAAAGACCAATGGCTGAGAAGTTAATGCGTAACGCAGTACCCACTCACATTGACTATGGTGAGTTTGTGGGTTTGCTGCCAACATCGCCTGGCTTTACACCTAGCAATGTAGATGGTATTGCCGAAAGAAAAGGAAAGTTTCTGATTATGGAGTGGAAACGCTCCAATGAAAAGTCAAGCAAAGGTCAGCAGTATATGTTGCAAGCATTGGCAGCAAAGCCTGATTTTATTGTTGTAATTATTCGTGGTGACACAGACAATGGTGTAAACATGGGCAATTATTACCTTGTGCAGCCCCAAGGTGGGTGTATATTAATTGGTAATGGTTTTGAGTCTTTTAAAGCCTATTACAAACAATGGTATGAATGGGCAGATGGCAACTAAGAATGAAAAGAAGTCACTTGACAAGATTGCAAGGCTCGGATGTATTTTATGCTCCGAAGTCCTTGGGTTTGAAAGCACAGAGGCAGAATTGCATCATGTTAGGAGATATGGAGCTAAACGGGCTACATCCGAAATCCTACCTTTATGCCCAGAGCATCATAGGGGAAACTCTGGTGTTCACGGATTGGGTGTCAAAGGTTTTGAAAGAAAATACCAAATATCCTGTGAGGAGTTGTTGGAGCGAGTCAGTCAGAAACTTGGAAAGGACTTTGAGTGAATGATATTCTTTTAGCTTTTGGTGTATTAGTCATATTGCTACCAGTAATAGCTGTGTGGATAAGCCTACAATTCTAAAGGGTCAACAAACCCAATTTCAGACGCTATACGATGTGCTCTTTTACGAAACTCTTTATCGTGATGTGTCCATCTGTCAGTTTTATGTCTAGACATATGAATACACTCATGTAGCATTACTTTAAAAATTGTGTCTATCGTGCCACATTTAGTTTCTGAAATAGTAATGGTATGCTCATAACGCTCATTGCCTGGGTCATAAAAATAAGTACCCATGTTTTCGCCTTTATCAACAATAAAATCAATTTCTTCTGGCAACGGCATACTACGCCAAGTACAAAACGGCCTCATGCAATAAATTGCACCATACAGATTGCGAAGCATGGCAGAACTTATTTTCATATTTTATGAATTTCACCTCTAAATTCGTACTCATCTTCTCCGCTTACTTGGAAAATTTCTGGCAAAAGTAATCTACCTTTGTCCCAAGACAAAAGAACCCCTCCAGGCCTCCAGTCCTTTGAATTATCCTCGCAATATTCAAAAGCTAATGAGTGAGGGTCTGCAAGAGTCCCTGTTTGTACGCCATAACGAGTACCCATGTTGAAATTTGGTGATAGGTCTGTCCAAGGCTCTACTTTTAATTGATGTGTGTGACCCGTCACAATATTGATGCCAGCCATTTTGGTATTGATAAATCCATTGCCACGAAACCGATGTTTGATTACAGTATCCTGGTTTACATAGAAGCTCCAGCATGATTTCCATAGCGGGAAAAAGTCTTTTAGCTCTGTCATCGGCAAACCTTCTAAAGCTGGTGCGTGTCTAGCAATATAGTTGGTCAACCTAGCATCGTGATTGCCAGCAGTCCAAATCAAAGGGATATGTTTAGGAGCAGCCTTTTCAATACCAGCCATCATTTCAATACAGCACTCTAGCTCTTCTTTTGCAGTTGGAGCTTTAGCCCATCCCATTCGTGGATGACTAGATACCTGACCAGACCCGTCAAACATATCTCCATTTGCCACGATTGCCTTTAAGTCCTTCTTAAAATTTTTAATCATTTTTAACAACGCTCTGTACGCAGTACTTACTTCCCCTGGTTGAAAGTGAGCGTCGCTGAAGACTAGGACTCTGCCTTTTTTAATTTCAATTCCACGCCTTACATTGCCTGGAGTTTGCTCAACTTTTTTAATGTAAGCTGGATTTTGGCTATTAAATGTGTCTAATGAAATGCCTAATCTATTTTCTATTGACCTACGCCTAGACATTACATTTCTAACTGCTATTTTATGTATTTTGGCAAATTCACTAGGGCTGCCAATTTTATTCCAAGACTCAATCCATTCTTCATCCGTCAAGTGATAGCCAGCCATTAAAAATCCCCTATAATCAATAAGTTATCAAATACTAACTGAATAATATGTCATTTGCGAAAAAAGTAGATAAAAACCAAGCCTCTGTTGTTAAAGCACTACGAGATTATGGGGCTGATGTCCATTTATTGCACATGGTAGGTCACGGAATACCAGACGCCCTTGTTGCCTATGAAGGACATACTATTTTAATGGAAATAAAAGATGGCCCTGATAAAAAGTTTACCCCTGACCAGATTAAGTTTATTGCCGGTTGGAAAGGTGGGCATTTATACAGAGTAAATTCAAGCGAAGAAGCTATTGAAGTGCTAAAATCGTTAAAAATGGAGTAGTTTATGAATGATAATGTTGCCATGTTTGCCGCCACTTTGTTGCACTCAGCGACAAATACTCACTTTTTCCATTGGAATACTGATTCCTACGCAAAGCACATAGCTTTAGGTGACTACTATGACGGCATTGTTGACCTTACCGATGCTTATGTAGAAGCATATATGGGATGCTATGAGCAGATTAAAAACTTCCCAAGCGTATACCACCAGCCAAAAGACCCTATTAAATACTTACAAAGCCTACAAACCTTTGTAAAAGAAGCCCGTAAAGATTTGCCCCAAGATGAGCAATTATGTAATTTAGTAGATGCCATTGCTGATTTAATTGACTCTACTACCTACAAACTACGCTTCTTAAAATAATGCAATTAGTTGGCTTGTCTGCTCTTGAGTATGATGAGCAATATTACGCAGAACATAAAGATGCCAACCTTGATTACCTTGGGCATGGCTATTGGCAAAAAGAATACGCAAAAATGGTGTCTAAGGGTTTACCCCAAGGTGCTACAATATTTGATGGTGGCTGTGCCTGTGGCTCAATTCTCAATGGATTCAAGAAATTAGGCTACAAAACCATAGGCATGGACTTGTCTTTTTACATGATTGAACTGGGTATAAAGCATTTTGATAATGATGAGCTTATTTGCGGTTCACTTACTAAAATCCCATTAGAAAATAACAGCGTAGACCTTGTTCACTCTGCACAGGTGTTAGAACACATTCCACAAAACCTCATGGATGACATTATTTCTGAGTTTGAGCGCATTCTTAAACCTGGCGGCAGAATGTTTTTATGCCTTGATGCCATAAGAGATGGTGAAACCAAGGAAATGTATATGGGTGACCCTACCCATGTTAATATCCAACCTATTGAATATTGGGCTAAATTACTTAAAAAAGGTAATTTACTATTTGATGTACAAAGGTATAATGATTTTGTACGCTCAGAGTACCGACCCACAGAAGGGGAAAATTTTAACTTCTTTGAGGCATACCCTTATTGGAGTGTATTTACTTTAATTAAGGAATGATATGCCGTTAGACAAAAGTGGAAGTGCCCAAAGCGTAGGCAAAAACATTAAAGCTGAAGAAAAAGCTGGTAAGCCTAAAAAACAGGCAGTAGCTATTGCACTCAATGTAGAGCGTGAAAATGCTAGAGGTGCAAGAAAAGCTAAGTTAGAAGAGCAGTACGCTAAGTATGTAGAGGCTAACGCATGAAACCTGGACTTTACCAAGCAATTCATGCCAAGCGTGAGCGTATAGCTAAAGGCTCTGGCGAGAAAATGAACAAGGTTGGGAGTAAAAAAGCTCCAACTTCGGAGGACTTTAAACAAGCCGCCAAGACAAGAAAAGAAGTTATTGCTGACAAAATGAAGGATATGTGATGAAACACATGAGCCGATACTACAAGCCTGAAGACGCTATGTTGCGCCCGCACAAAGAAACAACGCTAGAAAAACAACAGAAGAAGCGTCAAGACCATAACCCTCCATTAGAGCTAGACGATAGCAACATTCTTAATAGAAAAGCTAACGAAAGAATGAGGCGTAAAGAAGCATTGTCTAAAGCAATGAACAAGTACCACGATGTAGACATAGTAGGATAAAGTGCTGTAGAATAAAAGCCTTATAAATCAATTACTTGAGATTATATGACTTCTAAAATAGAAAAAACTAGAGAAAAGACAGGTGGAAGAGCTAAAGGAGTGCCTAATAAGGTCACTCAAGAGGCACGAGAAGCCGTTAAAGCATTGCTTGATGCTAACCTACCATATTTGCAAACATGGCTCTATAACACGGCTGAAGGGCTTAAAGACGATGAGACTGGAAAGTACATTGTCTTGCCTAACCCTGGCAAAGCGTGTGACATAGTACAAAACATGGTTGAGTACGCAGTACCTAAACTTGCAAGGACTGAAGTAGTAGGTGACGAAAAAGCCCCACAAAGAATGGTAGTGTCTTGGAAGAAGTAATAGACATAGAGCTTGATTACAAGCCTAGAGAAGTATTCTTAGACTTCCATGAAAGAAGCGAGCGTTGGGCAGTTATTGTTGCTCACCGCAGATGTGGCAAGACTGTTAGTTGTATTAATGAGTTGATATACAAAGCATTAATTGAAAACAAAGAAGATGGAAGGTATGCCTATGTTGCACCTTATTACAGCCAAGCTAAAAACATTGCTTGGGACTATCTTTTACGCTTTTCCAAGCCTGTTATGGCAAAAGCTAACCAATCTGAACTTTGGGTCGAACTCATTAATGGGGCGAGGATTAGACTTTTTGGGGCTGACAACGCTGACAGTTTGCGTGGTCTTTACCTTGATGGCATCGTACTTGATGAATATGCTGATATGCGCCCTCGTATTTGGGGTGAGATTATTAGACCGCTCCTCGCAGACAGACTAGGTTGGGCAGTCTTTATTGGTACACCTAAAGGCCATAACGCTTTTTGGGACATATACAATAACGCTTTAAAATCAGACACTTGGTATGCTAAAACGCTAAGAGCAAGTCAAACAGGCTTATTGGCTGATGAAGAATTAGCTGATGCTGCTAAGTCTATGACT